TGGCGCGCCCTCGCGTTCGGGAAACGGCAACGGGTCGCGTACACGGCGCAGACCGGCGCCGACGCCCGGAAGAAACTCCTCGACGAGTTCGCTCCGCTAGTCCAGGACTCGCCGATCGCGAACGTGATCGAACGGGTGTATCGGATGGCGTCCGATCCGTCGGTGATCTTCCGAAACGGGTCGCGCATCTCGGCGCTAGCGTCGTCCGAGACCGCCGGGCACGGCCAAACCCTCTCCGGGGGCGCGTTTCTCGACGAGGCAATGGCCGACGTCGACGACCGTCGCGAACAGAGCCTCCTACCCGCTATGTCAACCGCCCGCGACGCCCAACTATGGGTCGTGTCCACCGCCGGGACCGAGGCATCGGCGTACTTCGCCCGCAAGGTGCAGACCGGCCGCGAATCCGCAATGTCGGCCGATCCGACCCCGATCGCGTTCTTCGAATGGTCCGCCGCCGACGACGACGCCGACGCGGACGATCCCGACGTATGGCGGTCGTGTATGCCCGCGCTCGGATCGCTCACCTCCGAAACGGCGATCCGGCACGCACGGCAGACCATGACCGACGGCGAGTTCCGTCGCGCCTATCTGAACCGGTTTAGCCGCCGCGAAGAGCGGGTGATTCCGGTCGCCGCCTGGGACGCCGTACAAGGAAACGCGACACCGGACGGGCGGATCGTGTTCGCCGTCGACGTCACCCTAGACCGCTCGGCGGCGTCTATCGTCGCCGCGGACGAACGCGGCCACCTCGAACTCGTCGACAACCGGCCGAACGTCGACTGGCTCCCCGACCGGATCGCCGAACTCGTCGACCGTCACGACGCACCGATCGCGCTCGACGCCTACGGGCCCGCCGGAATGCTCGCCGACACCCTCGAACAACGGCGGATCGTCCCGGTCCGGTACACGACCCGCGACACATGTTTCGCCGCGAACCTTTTCTACGACGACATAATCGCCGGGACCATGCTCGTCAGACCGTCCGACGTTCTGTCGGCCGCGATCGCCGTCGCCGAGAAACGCGCGATGGGTCACTCCTGGTTGTGGGCCCGGATGAACCCGCGCGCTGATCTGTCGCCGTTACACGCCGCGACGATCGCCTACCACGCGGCGAAACATCGCAACACGCCGAAGCCTCGGCCCGTGATACTCTGACCGCATGGGTCTATTTACGCGTCGACGCCCGGAAACTCGCGCGGCCGAGTTCCCGTTCGTGCTGCCCACCGCGAACTACCTCCAACCGACGCAAGGCCCGCTCAACGTGTCCGCCGACACGGCGCTCGGCATCCCGGCGCTCTGGCGGTGCGTCCAACTCATCTCGGACAGCATCGCGGCGCTCCCCCTGGTCGCGTTCCGCGACGGTCAGCGCATCGTCCCGAACCCGGCCATACTGACACAGCCCGACCGGACGACGACACGCGTCGACATGCTCGCATCGACCATCGCGTCGCTACTCATCGACGGGAACGCCTACTGGCTCCTCGGTGACCGCGACGCCCTCGGCTACCCGCGGCAAGCGGTGCTGCTCGCAACCGACGCGGTCCAGATGCGCGCGAACGGCGCCGTCGTCCAATACCACGTCGCCGGGCAGGTGTACGACGCCGAAGACATTCTGCACATCCGCGGGCTAACGATGCCCGGAAGCGTCCGCGGGCTATCCGTGATCGAACATCACCGGCGGACCCTCGGCCTCGCGATCGCCTCCGAAGAATGTGCGGCGAACGTGTACGACTCCGGCGGGCTCCCCGTCGGCGTCCTCGAAGTCGACGCCGACATAACCCGCGACGAGGCCGACGCGCTGAAAGCGGGGTGGACAGAGAAGAACGGCGGCCGGAACCGCACCCCCGCGGTACTCGCGAACGGCATCCGGTACAAGCCGCTGTCGTTCACCCCGCACGACCTCGAACTAATCGACGCGCGCCGCTACTCCGCCGGGCAGATATGCACCCTATTCGGCGTCCCGCCGCACATGGTCGGCGTCGCCGGTGCCTCCGGGAACTCGCTCACCTACTCGAACGTCCAGCAGGACTCGATCCAGTTCACCCGGTACACGCTCCGCCCGTGGCTCTCACGCGTCGAGCAAGCGTTGTCGCTACTTCTCCCGCGCGGCCAGGAGGCGCGGTTCGTCCTCGACGACCTCCTACGCGCCGACACCCTCGAACGGTTCCAGGCATACCAGATCGGGCTCGCCGCTGGGTTCCTGACCGTCGACGAGGTACGAATCGCCGAGGACCTAACCGACGGAAACCGAGAGGACTTCCCCAATGAGTGAACTCCACACCCGGCAGGTCGACGGTTCCGGGTTCGAAATCCGAAACGACCAAGACGGCCATCACCTCGTCGGGCTCGTCGCCCCGTTCGGTGCCGTGTACGACGCCGGGGCCTACCTCGAACGGTTCGCACAGACCGCGTTCGATAAGACGATTCGGGAACGCGGCCAGAAGATCGCGCTCCTCGAACAACACGCCACGGACCGGATGCCGATCGGCCGCGCGGTCGAATGGGAGAAACGCCCCGACGGGATCGTCGCCGACTTCCTGCTCGCCCGCACCGCCCGCGCCGACGAGGCCCGCGCGCTCGCTGAGGACGGGTTCGTGTCCGGGTTCTCCGTCGGGTTCGTCCCGGTCCGGACCCGTTCCCTCGAACTCGACGGCCGTCCGCTCCGCGAACGCGTCGAAGTCCGTCTCGATCACGTCGGGTTCGTCCGCACCCCCGCATATGACGACGCCCGGCTGATTAGCGTCCGCGAGTTCGACCCTGACGACGCCGACCAGGTGCCCCGCCTCGCGAAATACCGGCACCTCATCCGCGGCGGTGAATGATGGCGAACTACTTCGCGCACACCGTCACGGACACGGCGACGAAAGTTCTCGACGCCGACAACCTGAACCGCGAAGTGTTTCTCCAAATCGTCGGGAACACGACGGTCTACCTCGGCGACGATGACGCCGTCACCGACGCGAACGGGTTCCCGATCGTGAAGCACACCGCGCCGATCCGAGGGCTACTCGGCGCCGGACAGGAATTGTGGGCGATTGTCGCATCCGGCACCGAATCGCTCCGAATCTTTACCACGGTCGACTAATGCCCGAATATCGGGTCCCCGAGTACGTCGCGTCGAACGCGCGCCGCGGGCTCAACCTCCGCGAGTTCGCCGGGAACGTCACCGCGCAGACCGTCCGCGAAGCGGGCCGGATGGCCGACGGGTTCGTCGACCTCGACAAAGCGGTGCGGATGGCCGCCTGGTTCGCACGACACGCGCAAGACCTCGACACCGCCGACGCCGACGCGTATCTCGCCGGTGAACGCAACCGGCCGACCCCCGGACAGGTCGCCTGGCTCCTATGGGGCGGCGATCTGTCACGCGCGAACCGTGACCGAGCGCGCCGATGGGCCGCCCGACTCGTCGAACGGGAACGCAACGCCGACCGCTGACCGGTGTGTAACATACGGGCAGGCCGCCGCCCGCGCCGCCGCCCTCGGGCACCGCAAGGGCACCGTCACCCGGAACCCAACGATCCGAAAGGACCCCGCCCGTGAAGTTGCTCGACCAACTGGTCGCCGAGCGCGCCGAGATCACCACCGCCGTCGAAGCGGTGCTCGACCGTGCCGCCGACGAGACCCGTGACCTGACCGAGTCCGAGGATAAGAACCTCGCCGACCTGACCGAGCGCGCCCGCGCTCTCGACGCCCGCATCGCCGATCTCCGCGAAATCCAGGTGTCACACCTCGAAGCCGCGAAGATTCGCGCCGAGGTCGCCGCTACCCCCGATGACAAGCCCGAAAGCGAGGCCCCGGTGAACCGTGTCGACGTGAAGAGCGAACCGCTCACCTACCGCGACGGCGCCGACGTGTCGTTCTTCCGTGACGCCTACGCGGCCGAGTTCCACGGCGATCAGATCGCCCGCGAACGCCTCAACCGTCACCAACACGAAATGGCCACCGAGATGCGCGACAGCGGGTCGGCGAACTTCGCCGGTCTCGTCGTCCCGCAGTACCTGACCGGGCTCGCCGCCCCGTTCCTCCGCGCCGGACGTAACACGATGGACGTCTGTAACGCGCTCCCGCTCCCGCAGAGCGGTCTAACCGTGAACATTTCACGGATGACCACCGGTTCGTCGGTCGCGGCGCAGGACGGCGACAACGGCGCGGTCACCGAGGCCACCCCCGACGACACGCTGCTGACCGTAAACGTCCGCACGTTCTCCGGCATGGTCGACGTGTCACGCCAGGCCCTCGAACGCGGCACCGGCGTCGACGGGCTCCTCGCCTCCGACCTCGTGTCGGCCTACCACACCGCGGTGAACGCGTCGGTGATCAACGGCGACGGGACAAGCGGCACCCACCTCGGCATTCTGAACACCTCCGGGATCGGCGACGTCGACAAGGACGACGCAAGCCCGACCGCCGTCGAAACATTCTCGGCGGTGATCGAAGCGATCGCCGAAGTGTCCGCGAACCGGTACGTCCAGCCCGACATTATTGTGATGCACCCGCGCCGCTGGGCGTATCTGACCGCCGGACTCGACTCGTCGAACCGTCCGCTGGCCGGAATCCAGGGCCAGAGCGGCCAGAACATTTTCGCGATCGGCAACCCCGGCGCCTACGGCACCGCGGCCGGTGAGATCGCCGGGATCCCCGTCGTCGTCGACGCCGGTATTCCGACGAACCTCGGCGCCGGAACGGACGAGGACGCGATTATCGTCGCGAACCGCGCCGACCTGGTGCTTATGGAGCAGGCAGCGTCGCCGCTTATGCTCCGTTACGAGTCGGTCGGCTCCGGCACCCTGACTACACGAATGGTCGCCTTCGGCTATTCGGCGTTCACCGCCGGGCGTTATCCGACGGGTGTCGCTAAGGTCCAGGGCACGCTCCTCGCGGCCACCCTCTGACATACCTAGTGGGACCCCGCCCGTGTAGCCCTCTCGCGGCGGGGTCCCACACCGACCGAAAGGGCACACGATGGGGAAGTACCTCGACAACCTGATCGCGCAAGGCGCCGACCCGGTGCTGATCGCGAAGCTCGGCGGCGACCTCCCCGCCGACGCGGCGCCGGTGGCAGACGACACGGCACCCGATGCCCCGGCGCCGCGTAAAGCCTCGAAACCGCGTAAGCGGACCGCGAAGCGGTGAGTAACTACACGACACGCGCCGACGTGAAAGCGTCGCTCGGTATCCCCGCCGCGGCGACGTCGGACGACGACGCGATCGACGCGGCGATCTCTGCCGCCGAAGCACTCGTCGATAACTACACGGGCCGGACGTTCGTCGCCGCGTCGGCGACCCGGACCTACATACCGCGCACCGCGTCCATCCTCGACATAGACGACCTAACGTCGGTCACCTCGGGGCTCACGGTAAAGACCGACGAGGATCAGGATGGCGTGTTCGAAACGACGCTAACGATCACGACGGATTTCGTCGCGGTCGGTAACGACGCACCGTTCCGCACCCTGACGAACGTGAACCGCGGCTGGCCGCTCTCACTCTACGGACGTCCGACCGTCGAAATCACCGGCGTGTTCGGCTACACCGCGACCGTCCCGCCGAACATCAAACAGGCCGCCCTACTTATGTCGTGCCGCCTATTCCAGCGCAAAGCGTCACCGCTCGGATTCCAGGCGGGCGCCATCTCCGACTTCGGTCCGGTCCGCATCTCCCGCACCGACCCGGACGTCGCCGCGCTACTCCAAGGCGTGAAACTCTTCGGGGTCGGCTGACCGTGGCCGACTACCGCATCGTGAAAGCGGCGCTCGCGACCGCGCTCGACGCGTCCGCGAACCTCTCCGTCGTTTACGTCCAAGTCCCCGACGTCTACACGACGCCGTGCGCGGTGATCGTCCCCGGTAACATCCCCGCCGCATATCACCAGGCGATGGGCGGGCAGGGTCTGACCGTGTTTGAGTTCCGGGTGTCGGTGATGCTCCAACGGTTCGACCTCGCATCCGCCGCCGATGCGCTCGACGTGTTCGTTCACGGACCGGACTCCGTCGACGCGCTCATCCGTGCCGACCGGACATTGGGCGGGGTCGCCGCCGACACGATCGTCGACCGGTGCAACAACTACGGCCAAGTCCTCTCCGGTGACGAGGTGTACCTCGGCGCCGAGTTCGACGTGCGGTGTATGGTGGCCCCATGACGTACCGAGTGACATCGGACCGGATGGCATGGCCCGCCGGGACCGTTATCAGCGCCGACGACCTCGCCGGTAGTAACATCGGGGCGTTGCTCGCGGCGGGACATCTCGCCGAGGTCGACGAACCGGAACCCGAACCCGCCCCACAACCCAAGAGCCGCCGGAAAGCGGCAGACCCCGAGGAGTAGAACATGGCTCAGATCGTGCTCACCGACGCATCGGTGACCGTGAATAGCGTCGACCTATCCGACCACGTCACCTCGGTGACGATCAACTACGAGGTCGACGCCGTCGAAGTGACCGCGATGGGTGACACCGCGCACAAGTTCACCGGCGGGCTGACGAACGCGTCCGCGACCGTCGAATTCCAGCAGGACTTCGGATCGTCGTCGGTCGACGACACCATGAACGGGCTCGTCGGCACTACGACTACCGTCGTGAT